TGATTTGGAAAACCAATGTGCTACCATTACACCAACATCGCAAAACAAAAATAATAAAAAGTAATTGAAAAACCACACTAAAATATATTTTCAATACTTCGGCTACGATGTAACAAGTTTTATCCCCTGCGAGATTTGTGGCAAAATGGCAAACGATATACACCACATACACGCTCGCGGAATGGGTGGGACTAAGAAAGCTGATAACATCGAAAACTTAATGGCGCTTTGTAGAAACTGCCATATTGAGTATGGCGATAAGAAACAACACATAGATTTTTTAACCCAAATACACAAAGACAAATGCAACTTACTTTAAAACATTATGGAATTACTACTAATATTGAAATGCCAGATGATATTACAATAGATGAAATTTTTGAACAATTTAACGCTTTACTTATATCCGCAACCTTTCAACAGGTAAGTATTGATAATTGGATTATAGAGAAAGCCGACGAATTAACCCACATTTAAAAACTGCGATAAATCTGTGCAATATGCCAAATGAAAAGAATTTAAAACCTTTTAAAAAAGGTTACGACGAACGGAGAAATTTACAAGGACGTAAACATAAATTCATTACACTTTTAAAAAACGATGGCTACTCGGTTAGTCAAGTAAACGATACTATTAAAGTAATGATGGCAATGACATTAACCGAATTAGGCGAGGTTTTTAAAAACCCCGAGTGTACGGTATTGGAAAAAACAATAGCCAACGCTTTGCGCAAATCACTTGAGAAGGGTAGTTTATATTCGCTGGATACTTTATGGACGCGATTATTTGGCAAGCCAAAAGAAACGAGCGCAGTAACTACGGACGGAAAAATTGAGTTTATTGTAACCAAAGGAAAAACAATTTTATAATGTGGCGAGTATATTTATTTGAGTTTATTGTAGCAGTAATTATATCTGTATTGTGGGCGCACATATTATCTAAAAAGGATAATAACTTTGATGAAGAATAAATACAATAAATGCAAATAGCCATTCCAGAACTCCACGAAAAACAACAACAGATAAACGACTGCGAAGCACGTTTTAGAGTTGTTATGTGCGGTCGAAGGTTTGGCAAATCGGAGTTAGCGCAAATAGAAATTATCTACGAAGCGATTAAAGGTAATAGCGTTGCATACATTACACCCACTTATCAACTCGCAAAAACGTTTTTTAATAAGTTAGTCAAAACAATCCCCTTTGTAAATAACAAATCCGATTTAACAATACAATTCCCAAACGACGGCTCAGTAATGTTTTTTACGGGCGAGCGATTAGATAATTTAAGGGGGCGTAAATTTCATTTAGTAATTATAGACGAGGCTTCATTTATACCAAATCTTGAAGATGGCTGGCTTAATTCAATCCGTCCAACGCTTACCGATTACAAAGGGCGTGCGCTATTTATATCTACTCCCAAAGGTAAAAACTATTTTTACTCCCTGTTTATGAAGTCAGGCGAAAACGATTGGCAAAGTTTTAAATACACAACATACGATAACCCTTATATCGATAGTAATGAAATAGACGATGCGAGAACGCAATTACCAAACGCCGTATTTGAACAAGAGTATTTAGCCAACGCAATGGAAAACGCAGCTAATCCGTTTGGTAGTAATCACATAAACGAATGTATTAAACCAATTAGCGCGCTCCCTGTGGCGTATTACGGCATAGATTTGGCGAAGTCATACGATTGGACGGTTATTATAGGGCTTGACATAAACGGCAACGTTGCACACTATCAACGCTTCCAAAAAGATTGGTTGCAAACTAAACAAACGATATTGCAATTAGAAAAAACAAAGCCGATTGTAATTGATAGCACGGGCGTAGGCGATGCCATTACCGAAGATTTGCAAAAGCATTTTAATACAATGATCGGGTTTAAATACACCGCATCGAGCAAACAGCAATTAATGGAGGCGCTTGCATCGGCAATACATCAAAAAGAAATTGGATTCCCAAATAACGAAATTAAATCGGAGTTAGATATTTTTGAATATCAATACACTTCAACGGGTGTTCGTTACAATGCGCCTACGGGATTTCACGACGATTGCGTTAATGCTTTGGCTTTGGCGAATAAATGCAAAAACAATTATAAACACGCTGGAGTATATCGCTTCATCTAATTATTTCAAAAAAATCTATATTATATTATGAAGGTAACAATTTCAAAGTTTCAGGAACTTTACAAAATCAGTATTCAGGATATTAACGAGGCTGAAAAGTCCGCTTTGTTGGTCCAAGAGTTTACGGGATTTAGCGAAGCTAAGGTTAATGCAATGCCATTAAAAAAGTTTAATTCATTATGTGCTAAAATAAATAAAAAGTTTGAGGCGTACGGAGTAGAATTAGATAATAAGAAACCGCAAAAATATGTGGCGGTTAAAGGGCGTTTGTATTTACTTGAATACGATTTAGCAAAGCCACCAATGAACGCTGGTAAGTATGTGGAATTAGCAACGTATAGCGAGGATATAATCGGCAACCTTCACAAAATTATGGCTACTATGTGTACGCCTTTAAAATTTACTTTAAAAGGTTTAAAGCGCAAAGAAAAGAATCATAAACAAGTAGCCGAGGATATGCTCGATATTGATTTTGAGGTAGCGTATCAGTCGTGTGTTTTTTTTTACGCAGTTTTCAGCAAATCAATTCAGGCTTCGGTTACTTATTTCAAAACAATCGCTCCAGATCAAGCGAAGGTGGAGCAGGTGCTGACGAATTTAGCCGAGTTTACGGATGGCTTTATAACTGCAAAATGGTATCGGAATTTGAAGGAATTAGCATAAACGAGGCGTGGGATTTGGGGGTGTATCAATTCCTAAATGATTTGAGTTATTTAAAAATGAAGCGCGAATTAGATAACGAACAAGAGAAAAAACTATTAAATAAATATGCCAATTAATATAACACAATCGCAAAAGATAAATTTAGATAACGGCTTTGTCGGTAGTGCTGGTAGTTTTAATTTTGCTGAGGTTGCAAAGGATATTAACGCTTTATTAATACAACGTGGCGAAATGTTTAAAGATGAATGGATAAATATTTTAAATCAAAAAAAAGTAATTGCGAGTGGCGATATTGAGGATTTAGGGCTTGAAGTTGTAGAAAATGGAGAATCGATTAGTTTAAATATTAGTTACGCTTATTATGCAAAATTTGTAGATGAAGGTGTTAAGGGTGTTAGAAGTAGCAAAAACGCACCTAATAGCCCATATCAATTTAAGAACTTTGGAATGAGCCCAGCTGGTCGCGAATCAATTAAAAAATGGTTAAGTAGCGCAAAGGCAAAAGTTAGGAGTAAAGATGTAAAAAAGTATGGCGCGGTTAGAACGGAGCGTAAATTTAAAAAGATTAGTGAAATGGATGAACGCGTAAACACAACAATTTATAACATAAAAAAGTACGGTATTAAAACGCGCAATTTTATTAATCCCGTATTAAAGAAAACTTTAGAAGGGTTTGAAAAAGAATTAGGCGAAGCAATAGGCAAAACAATAACAATTAATATTTTTAAATGAGTATAACATTAATAAATCCGTCTGGCTATCCGTCTGTTCAAGATAATCTTTGGTCGATTGCTTATAGTAGCAATTCGGGGCAAGTAGATTTTAAATATGTTTTCGATGTATTTGTGGACGGCTTGCAATTAGTTAGAACAAAGGTTTTCCCAGAGCCGTCGAATGGTCGCGGTTACTTTGATGCGATGCCGATAGTATCAAATGAGATTACTTACGGTTGGTTTGTGCCTGAATTTGTAAACGGTATGTCTTTGACTCAAAGCGATACATTAAATCAAAAAACATATCAGTTAAGAGTTGGCGAAGATTACAGCGGAACGACATACTTAAATTTAGTATCTGGCAACGTTACTACTTACAACTATTCAGCGCCTTTATTTAAACGCAGACAAATAAACATAGGGCAAAAAGACGGCAATTGGCTTACAAATCGACCGTTATTTATAAAGGCAAAAAGAACGGATAAAATATTGATTCCTTTTTTAGATATAACGGGCGTGCATTTTTTCCCTGAAGTAAAAAGTTATAACGCAAGTAATGTATTAATAGGAACTTTTACAGATAGTTTATTTCAAGGTTACAAATATAATGAAATAGATATAGGCGTTGAAGCAATTAATACATATTGCACCGTTCAATCATTACCGCAAATAATAACAAATGCAACGGCTTATTATACCGTACAAATGCAAAACGCACCAACGGTTTCATCTATTATACGCGTTGATATTGATTGCAACCCTAATTACACGCCAATAAACCTTTATTTTATTAATGCCTTTGGAATGTTTGACACGGCACGTTTTAACCTTGCGTCGCGCCTTACAATGGACGTAGAGCGTAAAACATTTCAGCAAAGAGATTACACATTAAATAATACAACCGTTGATTATTACGATGCTAATAACGTGTACAACGAAAGCAAAATAAACTACGGTAGTAAATCAAATCATAATTACAAATTAACAATGGATTACCCGAGCGATGCAGAATATCAATGGCTTGCGGAATTGATTGTTAGCCCGCAGATTTACGCTGAAATAGACGGCAATTATTATCCTGTTAGTATCAAAGCGAATAATTACGAATATTCAACTTATACAAATAATAGGTTAAAGGTTTTTGAAATAGACATTGAGTTAAACCAAACACGATATAATTTTAAAAGATGACGAGAATATTTATCGAAGATAATGAGTTGGATATTAATTCGGGTTTTTCGCAAATGATTAACTACTCAATCGATGACCTAAATAATTTAGATAGCAAAACAACAAACTTTACTAAAACAATTGTATTGCCGGGAACGTCTAAA